TGTTACGGTCGTTTTCGTCTCATAGGTCTTTGATACTCCTAGATTGATTTCGTCCGCTTTGAGGTCAATCGCCGACTGCATCTGCTCCGTCGTGGAATACTCTGTCAGTTTCTCGTCTGTCGCTTTGTTCGCATTCTTTTCCGCAGCATTGCATTTCTCTGTTACGGTCGTTTTCGTCTCATAGGTCTTTGATACTCCTAGATTGATTTCGTCCTTTGCTGCTGTTATATGTGATTCAACATCCGTTTTCGTATAATATCCATCTTTCAACACTTTTTTTGTGTTGTTATTTGCGATTGAAATTGCCTCGTCTGTTGCTGCTGCTGTCTCCTCTTTTTGGACTTCTGCAAATGTTTTTCTCGCATTGGAAATCTCGACCGTGTTCTTTTTTGGCGATTCCGGATATTCAGTGATTTTGACAATCCTCTGTTTTTCCCTTGTCCTCGTTTTCTTTGACACAAGTGTGACCGTGTCTCCGATTCCGTATGAAAGAATGTCTTTGTATTCCTCTGATGCTTTCGCAAGGTCTACCACCTCTGCGGTGTATGCTTTGTATGGTCTTGACATCTCCTCAAGTTTTGCCGTTGCATCTTCAATCAGACTTGTTGTGTTTGTGTATCTTTCATCTTTCCAAACATACGCCTTAATTTTGGAACTGTATTGAAAATTGTCGATGTAATCTTTTCCGGTCAACCACTCCGGTGTGATTCCGTCCTTGCCTATCGGATAGATTCTTGTGTAAAAATCGTATGTGTCCGATTTCAATGATATTTTCCGGAGGTTCAACCCCTCCATGAAATAGCATCCTTTGTCGCTGCCTATTCGGTCATATATGTCGATTGTCTTTGTCAGTGAACGGATGATGCACTCACAACGATATGTCGAGAGGCACTTTTGCAGGACATCCCATGCGGTGACGCTCTCCTGCTCGTCGATTGTTCTTTTCTTTGTGACGGTACATGTTCCGACATGCCATCCCGTACCCTCAAACGCAAACTCAAGGCATGCCTTGATTGTCTGCTCCTGTGATTCAAAACCATACGGGAACGTCGTTCCCTCCAACTCCTCGACATTGAGGACTGCTGTGTATTTGTTGAATTGCTCTCCCTTTTCAACCGCTTTGATGACATATTCGTCCGTTTTGGTGTGTATATAATATTCTTCTTTTAACAGGTCAGCCAACGCTCCCGCTGCCGGATAACTGAACGACAACTCTTTGTCTCCGGAATCCAGTGTCGTGGTGATTTCCCTGTCCTTGAATCCGGACAATGTTCCGATTCTTTTCTTTTTGTCATTAAAAATCTGCAATGTTCTCACCTCCTAAATCCACATAGGCGTGTATCTGATAGTCACTCTCGCCTTTGTGTTGGAGAATGTGAGTGCTGTTTCTCCGGTCTTTAATACCGGAAACGTCCACATATTCACCTTGTCAAATGCATTTGCCCCGTCGATTGTCACAAGTCCGGTCTTTGCGTCTATCACAACCGTCTTTCCCGCTGCCAAACTCTCAATGATGATGTCGTCCTCTCCCAGTCCGGCGATTGTGTAATTCGTCAAGGCACTCTTGGCATATACCTCCACAACGCACGGAGTGTCTCTTGTACCCACTTTATAGAACGATGCAGAGGTTTTCCCGTCGAATGTGATTGAGAGGTCGTCATCGACGAAAAAGCCGTCAAATTCGAGGTTTACAATGTACCTCTGTTTCACGTTTTTCTTTTCATAGTCATTTGTTGTGATGAATCCGATGTATGTTCCTTTGTAGCCGTCGAGTTCCATCTTGCAAGCCTTTGTGAAATTGCTCATGAACTCCGATGCAGCACGGATGATGTTGTTCCTGTCCTTGCCTTTGAAATATATTGACAGTTTCAAATGACCCATCTGAACCTCTGTCTCAAATTCCGTCGGCAGTGCTGCACTCGTCAGCCATTCATAAGAATTTGAAAAAGAGGGAGGCTGCACATCGGCGGTCAACTGCTTTGCATCGTATTTCTTGATGTCTATTCCGTTTATTTTCATCGCCCTGTTTTACCTCCCTTTTCGCTTATTTATTACCATTTCCGCATCAACCTTTGACACGGTTCTGCTTGCTATTTCGTCTCCGTCAATGTATGTGTGATTCGTCACATACACGACTTGTGATTTCTGTACCGCATCCAGTTTCTTGTCAAGGATGCTGTTCAATTTGTTATAAAATTCCGCAAGAGGCAATATTGCCTCGTCACCCGCCTCGCCTCCTACCATGAGGCTGTTGCCATTGATTCCGAACACGGTCGGATTTGTCATAATACCGCCGGATTTATACCACCGAATCGAGAATGACGGAAGTGAGCCTTTCCCTCCAATTCCGAACGGTGCAACACCTCCGGACACACTGATGTGTGGCAAATTCAAATGTGGCAATGACCATCTGAAATTGAATGCCGATTTGATTCTCGACAATGCACCTGTCACCGCTCCGTGTGCGGATTCCATCTTTGAGGAAAATGATGACTTGATATTTTCCATCGCAGATGATGCGGTTGATTTTGCACTTGCTAATTTGCTTGAGAACGCCGATTTGATGCTGTCGAGTTTTCCACCCGTCAGAGTGTTCGCCGTACTCATGAGAGAGTTCATTGTGTCCTTTACGCCCGTGAATGTAGCAGACACGATTCCCTTGATTCCCCCGCCCTTTTCACTGTATGCGGATTTCATGTTGTTTAGTTTCGTTGACACATTGGACTTTGCTGTCTCCATGAGTGAAGTTGCCTCGTCCTTTATGTTTGTGAAATCTGTTGACCATTTTGTCTTGATTTCCGAAACTTTTGAGGAGAATCCGGACTTGATTTCCGTCAATTTATTCGATGCATTGTTTTTCCATTCGGTCATTTTATTCGTGACCGTGGTTTTCATATTCTCCCAACCCGTCGAAACATTTGACTTGATGTCTGAAACCTTTGTTGAGAAATTCGTCTTGATTTCATTCAGTTTGTTTGATGCATTGGTTTTCCATTCCGTCATTTTTGTTGTGACGGAGGTTTTCATATTCTCCCAACCCTCGGAAACCTTTGTCTTGATTTCCGATGTCTTTTCAGAGAATTTTGATTTGATTTCAGAGAGTTTTCCTCCGGATAAATTATCAACAAAAGTAAATCCTGCTGAATAATATCCTTTGATTCCCTCCCATCCGGCAGCAACAACGCCCTTGATACCGCCTCCGTTTTCTTCATAGGCGGTTTTCATGTTCCCCAGTTTTTCCTTTACAGTGTCAACTGCTGCCCCCATGATGTTTGATGCGGTCTCTTTGACTGCACTGAACGCTTTTGACGCAGCCTGTCCGATTCCGGAATTAAGAAATTTATTCTTTACCTCCTCGATTTTCTCTTTCGCACTGTTCAACGCTCCCGTGATGGTCTCTTTTATCTTCCCGAATCCCTCTTTGACCGTTGACCATAGCTTGTTCACTGCGTTTCTGAACGTCTCTGATTTGTTATATAAAAGCACGAATCCGGCGACCAGTGCTGCGATTGCGATGACAACAAGTGCAATCGGGTTCATAGACATAACGACATTCAATGCGGACTGTGCCACTGTCATCGTTTTTGTTGCTACCGTTCCGGCGATGCTTGCTGCTTTATGTGCTGCCATTGCTGCGGTGCTTGCAGTCGCCTTTGCTGCGTGTGCGACAAACCCTGCTGCCGATTTTCCCAAATTCAGCACGAATGTTCCCGCACTCTTTCCGGCACTCAACGCATTTGTTCCGAACGTCTTGACTGCTGTCGCTGCTGTCGGTGCTATCTCTTTCACTTTCTTGTAACCGTCAACAACACTTTTCACACCTTTTGTCATCTTCCCGAACGCTGTCGTGGCAGGTCCTGTGGCAGCGACCACCGCACCGATTTTGATGACATTTTGAGCGGTCTCGGAATCCATATTCTTGAGCACGTTCGTCACGTCTCCGATGACCTCTTTCACGGTTGGCATGATGTCCTTTCCCAACCGCAACAGTTCATTTCCTAAAGGCAAAAGGGAGGTCTGCAATTCTCTGAACTGGGTCTTTAACTGCGTAGAAAAAGAATTGTTCACCTGCTCCCCCGCTTTGACCGTCGCTCCCTCGACGTTCTCAAGTCCTCCCTCTATATCTGCAAGCGACAACACCGTGTCTTTCCCTAAATCCTCCCACATCGTTCCAAACAGGTCTACACCTGCGATGTTCTGTGAAATAGGGTCATCCATGTTTTTCAGTGCAACGAGAGTCTCGTGAAATGCCTGTGACGCTGTGTCTCCCCCTGCTGCAAACTTTTTCGCCATCTCGTCCGCATTTAGTCCGATTCTGTTGAACCCGTCCACTGTCGTGTCCGAACCGTCAACCGCTCTGATGCTGAACTCTTTCATTGCGTCGCCGACTTTGTCAAGATTAAACGCTCCGTTTTGTGCTCCTTGAATCAAATAAGCCATTGCGGTCTTTGCGTCCATTCCTAACGCTTGGAACTTCGGCGAATATTCCCGCATGGTGTCAAGCAGTTCTCCCGAATAATTCGCTCCGTTTTGGAATCCGACCGTCAGCACATCCATTCCCTCGCTGATGTCGTCAATAATTCCGTTGTTTTTCATGGTCGTTAGAGTTCTCGCCAGTTCCTCGTTCTCCGTTCCGAACATATCGGACATGGTCATCATCTGCTCGGCGATTGCCTGCTGCTGTTCAACAGACATGTTTTTCGCCCCTTTGATGTTCTGAACGAGTGTGACGACCGCAGACGAACAGTCACCCAAACTCTCCCCGAATCCATTTGTGTAAAGATTTTGAGCGACGGTCTTGAGTTTCTCTGTCTCCTCTGCTGTCAATCCCAACTGACCCTGTATCGACATCAAGTCATTTTCGGCATCGTATGCGTTTTTTGCAACTGCTGTCGCCATTCCTGCAATTCCGGCAGAGACAGCCGACATTTTCTTTCCGAAACTCTCCATCTTTGTTCCCGCCGTATCGCAAGCGGTCGCAAATTTTTCAAGTTTATTATCTTTTAACTGGTCATTAACATTTTTCAGTTCTGCCTCCATGTTCATGAGGGCAGTCTTTGACTTTTCCGTCTTTACCGTCTGATTTGCAAGTGCGGTCTCTGTCTTTCCGATTGCTGTCTCATTTGCGGTGAACTCTTTCTCTAACTTGTCGAGTTCATCCTTGAGTGCTTTTGACTGCTCGGAGTTCTTTCCGGTCTCTGCCGTTGATTTCTCATAAGCCTCTTTCGCAGCATCAATCTTTGTTTTGAGTTCCTCCTGCTTTGTCTTTTGGTCTGACAGTTTCTTTGTCAACTTCTCCTGCTGCTCACTGTTCAACTGCACGATGTTCTTTTGCACCGTGATTTTTTGAGTGAGCGATTCGGCTTTTGCCTTGAGGCTGTCTGTTTCTGACCCGAACAACTTTGCTTTCGTCGCTGCCGTCGTATATTCCGCAGACAAGACTTTCATCTGCGATGCTGCCGATTTCATTTGTGATTGATAACTGCTCGAATCTGCCGATATTTTGACGCTTGTATAAGCCATCCGGTCGCCTCCTCTCTTACTGATTTTCGTTGATTGTATCTAATTCAAATTTTAAGTAGTCCAACAACGTGACAATGTTCTCTTTCATGCATTGACTGTATGAGTTTTTCAATAGCCGAATCGCAATTTTTACAACACGGTCAACAATTTCCCCGCAGACTTTCCATTGATTTTCCTCCGGTTGTTCATCCTCGTCCTCATATCCGTTTTCACGGTCGTAGTCATCGAATGCGGATGCCTCTTTTTCCACCTGCTCAACCTCGACAATGCTCAACATCTTCTCTGCAACAATGTTCTGCATGATGAAATGAACCGTCTTGATTGCCGTCAGAAATTCAACTGCATCAATCTCCCCAACTGCTGCAAGCGACAATTCATTCCCGAACATCTCCTGCATTATCTTTTTGTTGAAAAACATCACTCCGGAGAATTTCTCCGTGTCATTCTTTTCCATGAGACTGATGTATTTTTTATACTGTTCTACCGTTACGGAATTGATGAAAAGTCTCTCACCTCTGCAAGTGACCTCGATTTCCGGTATCACTTGCCACTCTGAAAATTTTTCTCGATGTTCTCCATTCTCTTGGTGAGTTCTTCTGCAATTCCCATGTCGATGAACTGGAACTCAAGAATCAAACCTGCTGCATCAAGTCCGGTCTCCGGATTCTTTAATTCCTCAACGGTGAACTGGTCTCCGTATGCTTTGCAGATAAAAAGACCCATCGCCTCAATGTCCTGCTTTGAATACCTCTGTTTTGCGTCGACAATCTCTGCAAGTTCGAGATATTCCGTGTATGTGTCGATTGACATTTTCGGCATTGTAAACTCTTTGTTATTGACTATAATTTTTCTTTTCATGATTTATCCTCCTGTTATATGTCCTCTTATTAGCCTAAACCGCCGTTTTTCTCCTGCACTTTGCTGAACCATGCCTTGATTGCCTCTGCTGCCTTTGTGTCTCCGGAAACGAGGTTTGATTCGTCGACCGAAATCTCATACGTATTGTCAAGACTTCTCTCATAGAATGAACCCTTGATGCTCTTTGTTGTCGGAGACAATTTGCCCTCTTTTGTGCTTGCCTCCTCACTGATGCCCTCTGCGAACTTTCCGGCGTATAACCATTTGAAATCATACTTTCCGTTGAGTTTTCTTTCTCTCCATCCGACAGCGACCTCCGGTGCTTTGTCATCCGCAGTCTTTACAAGAAAACCGTTCTCGTATAACTGACCGAAAAGAATCTGTCTGTCCTGTGGTGCGAGTGCATTGACCTCAAGTTCGATTTCTGTTCCCTCATAGGAATTGATGACTTCCTCTGTTCCATCGTCAGAGTAAATCTTTTCAGAACTCCACTTTTCGTCAACCTTTGCTTTGATTGCTCTTGCCAGTTTGACCGGAGTTTCTGCAACGTATGCTTTCGCATCGTTCTGTGTGAGTTTTGCGATGTAGAAATCTCTACAACCGCAAGTTCTACTCCTCACAATCTTCTGTTCTGTGTCGCTAACCTGTGTTACTGTTTCGCTCATGTCTATTCCTCCATTTCATAAAACTTTGAAAACCTTTGTGCTTTCATATAGATTCCGTCCTCCGGCTTTGAATCGTCTCCGTTCCTGCCGTCAAATGAGAAATCATTTTCTTTCATGAGTGACTTGATTTCCCTCGCAAGTTCAACCTCGTCATTCTCTGAAAATATAGTGACCTGCACTGACAGCGTCACTCCCTCTGCATCGTCGTCCGAAAAATTCTCGTCGTTTTCTCCCAAATCCCACAATGTCACATGTCTGTCATGGATGTTTTTGTCATACCATCCTTGCATCACAATGATTTTCCTGTCTGATATTGGTTTCAATGCGTCGGATGCATCTTTGATGATGTCCGGACTGCTGCTCATGCTCTCACCTCATTTCAATGTGTTGTCTAAATATGATTGATATTCCTGTTCTGCGATTTTTTGCAGTTCCGCATCTGCCTCACGCCCTGTTGCATAGATAAATTCTTGAGGCGGGCGATAGATAGTTCCCCAGTTTATGAATTTCACATAAAAATGTTCGCTGTTGTCCGACTTTTCCCATCCAACACCCGCAGACGCTCCGGTGTCTTTCACCTTGACCGCTCCTAGTGGTATGCTGTCCGCTGCATGTGATGTCACGGATGACTTTGAACCAAATCCTCGACCGGACAATTTAATGTCCGCAGATTTCGGAATCTTGCCGGACATGATGTTTTTCACGACTGGTTCGCTTTGCTTTACAATCTTTTGATTGACCTCTTTTATGTCCTCGTCGCTTGCTGCGTCCTCAAATGCTTTCATGAGTTCTTTCAAGCCTTGAAATTCCATCTCGATTTTCACTGCATCACCTCCGGTGTCAGATTATGACACTACGCTCCCGCTCTGCATTTCAACTGATATTTCCTGTCGTCTGTGAACATCGGACACGCATCATATATCTTGAACTCAACGCCTTTATACACTGCATAGAACTCTTTCAGATTCAATCTGATTTCCTCCATCTTGTCGCAGGCTCTTGTTTCAAACACAATCGTGTTCTCAAGACCTATCTGCAACGCATTGTATTTCTCGTTTGTTCCCAAACTCTTGACATCGCACCAACATGAGAAAAAATCCTGTTCCTCCTGCTGCCGTCTGCCATCAACAACGCTTGTTGTCTTGCGAATTATCTTGATTCTGCCTGTCATTCTGCTGCACCTCCGTATATTTCTTTCAATAGCATGGAGGAAACGGCAGCAGAGAGCGTTTTCGTGTCGCTCCGGTACTTGTCACGGTTGTCGTACAGTTCTTTCACGGACATAAATGCAAGCAGTTTTTGACGGCTTGTGAGGTTGTTCCGGTCGAAATTCGGAATCAGTTCCGTCATTTCATCCAGTGTCGTGTCAAACATCAATTCAAGGATTTCGATGTCGTCATCATAGTCGATGTGACAATATGTCTTGCATGTAGCAATCAGACCGCCTCTGTACTTCTCTTTTTCTTCATCCGTCATGTTCTCACCTGCTTTCAATAGCAGGACGGATTCACCGCCCTGCTGCCATATTACCCGTTGATAACTTCTGTAATCTGACCCTTGATGACTGCTCCCTTGTCAACAGGCTGCACATCGAAACGGTCACGCACCTTGATTCCGGTCATGTCCTTATCCCATAAACCCGCACCTTTGTCATTAAGGTCGATTGTGAGGACGTTTCTGTCAAAGAGTGTGACTGCCTCTTTTAAATCACCGCAGAAAATAGGATGCTTGTACCCGTCGATTGTGTGACCATCGGTGTTCATAATCTTCTCGGATGCAAGAGTTTTCTTTGATAATTTGATGATAGGATATTCACCGAAAAGCATCTTTCCCTTTGTCTGCTGTGTCGGGTCTTTCTGTAAAATATAGTTGCCGTCTTTATCCTTTAACTTGTCAAGGTAGTTGAAACCGCTCTGATTTGTGATAACAACTGCATTGTCAGCGATTGCAGGGTCTAACTGCTCATTGAAAATGTCCTTGAGGCTGTCAAGGTTCTCGACTGTGACCTCTTTCCCTTTTGTCATCTCATTGAGTACCTTGAGAATCATTGCGTTACGGGTTGCCTTTGTTTTCTTGGCAATCCATTTGTTAATGTATGCCATGATGTTGGATGCTGTGTCCTCAAGTAACTCTGCTGTCATCTTGAGGATTCCACCCTTTTTCTTTACCTTGTACTCAATCGGTAAAAATTCCGGTTCGTCCATCTCCGGAAAATCCGCAGCCTCGTCAACATTGTCAAATGGTGTTGATTCTGCATCAACCTCAATGTTTCGTGTTCCTGTCTTGGTTGTTACGCCCTCGACATTGACATACTGTTCAAGGTTGTCGGATGAACGACGCAACTCGATGATGTCTGTTCTGATGTCCTCCGGAATTGTCACACCGATTCCGACCTCTCCCTCACTTCCTGCGGTTGTGTCAGATGTGAGTGCATCCTTGTACACCTTGATGTCTGCCTCGTCTGCCTCTTTGTGCAGGAATCCGGCTTTGACAATGTTGACAAATGATTTCACGATGTTCTTTTTGTCCGGCTTGACATCCCCGCCGACCTGCTTTGCAGTTCCGTTGTTGACTTTGTCCTCGATGTCATCCTGCTCCTCCTCGTCCAAATCATAGAGGAGGTCAAATCTGTTCTGTAACTCCTTGAGTTCCTCTTTTGCTGCCTTTGCCTTGTCGAGTTTTCCGTCGTTCACAAGGCTCTTGACCTCATTTTTCTTGTCGTTAATCTGCTTGAGTAACTTCTGTAATTCCTTATTCATGTTTTTTCCTCGCTTTCTTACATACCGTAAAGGTATAAATCTTTGAGAATCTCCTGCTTTTCTGCCTCGATTCTCTGTTTTTTTGCCTCTGCTGCTGCACTGTTCCGGTTTTCAAGTTCTGCAATCACTGCATCGACGATGTCCTTTGTGCCGATTTCCTTGAGTGTCTCCGGAATATTGTTGTATTTCTCGAAAAAGTCGGATGCACATGCTGCAACTGCTGCCTTTTCCTCGATTTCAACATTGAAATACTGCTGCATCTTCTTACTGTCGAACCATGTCTCATTGCTCATGAGGGATTGAATTTTGTCTCTTGTGACACCCTCCTGCACATGTTCCATGTAGACATCAAGAATTGAATCCTCGCAGAGATTCAACTGTTTTATTACCGCCTTGAAATCGTCTGCGTTTCCGTATGCCATGCATAACGGTTTGTGAATCATCGCTTGAGCACCTGTTGCGAAATGCAGTTCGTCACATGCAAACATGATGACTGATGCAATGGATGCAGCCATTCCGTCAACATATCCGACTTTGTGTCCGTCATATCGCTTTAACTGGTTGTAAATTGCCAGTCCTGCAAATACATCTCCACCGCCGGAATTGAAATAGATGTCAATGTCCTCATATCCATCTAACTGGTTGAGGAAATCTGCGATGTCCTGCGGGCATCTGTCCTCCTCGTACCACATGGATTCCCATGTTGCTGATACAATGTCACCGTAGAAATACAAGGAACATCTGCTCTGCTCCTCGTCCTGCTCTAAATTCAAATAGCCGACATTTTCAACTTTCCCGTTGCGTTTATTCTTCTTTGTAAAATCAAAACGTCTCTTTTTTGGCATGATTATTCACCTCCCTCCTGTTCATCCTCGTCCTCTGCCTCGTCGGTTTCGTCCGGTTCTGTTGCTGTGTCCGGCTGCTCTGTGTCCGGCTCTGTTTCTTCCTCCGGCTGTTCCGGTTCATCGGCGTTCTCCTGTTCGGATTTGCCTTTCAAATATGCTGCACCCGCCATCGTCAACGGTACGATGCTACCGTTTGCAAGTAGGACATCGCCTCCCTCCGCATCTTCCATGTCGAGTTTACGTCTTGCCTCATTCGGTTTGATAATCATTCCACCGACACCGTTTCTCAAATATTCCATCTGTGTTTTTGAATCGGTTCGGAATAATACTTTTTCGTTGAATTTGTAATAATATCCGTCGTCTGCATCTTCATCCGGCAGCATTTTGAAATTGATTTCCTCCTCGTACTGCTTGATGATGAACAGTTCTGTGTCAACGTAGAACGATAACTGCTGCATTTCGCTGTTACTATATGACGACTTTGAATAGTCGTTGATTTGATTCGGTTTCACTCCGAACGCTCCGGCGATTTGCAGGGCATTATATTTTTTCAGTTCAAAGAACTGCGAATCAGTCAGTTTGATGTCAAGGGGCGTGAGTTTCATTCCTAACGGAACAGGCAGGATTTTTCCTGTGTTCTTTGCTCCGCTGCCGAACTCCTCAAACGACTTGACAAGTGCTGATTTTGCCTTTTCGTTCAATTCTCCGGTATATTCAAGAGTTGCCTTTGCCGTCAGACCGCTCTCGTACAGATTATTCATAAACGCCTGTGATTCGGATGCACCTGCAACCGTGTCTCTTAATATCTGCTGCACTGGTAGTCCTGTGATTCCGTCAAAACTGAAAGATGTCTTGAAATGCATCACCTCGTCTGTACTGAACACATATTGACGACCGGATGTCGGGTCTGTGTAGACGTACCACAAACGCCCCACTCCTGCGAATATCCCTGCATCGTCAACGACTATCTGCACACAATTTGACTGCATGACCCACAAATCAACGGTTTTGATTTCACCGCCGAATTTCTTTCGGTCAAACTTCTTTCTCATGTACACATATGCGTTTCCGTAGTGGTTACGGTTGATTTCAACCGTGTTCCAAAATGTTGTTGGTGTCATGAACGGATTCGGTCTTTTTGAGAGCAGTTTTGATGTATCTGTCGCCTCTGCCTCAATGATTCCCTTGTCCGTTTTCTGATAATATTTGATAGGCATTTTTGCAAGGGTTTCCGACAGCATCTTGAGACATGTGAAATATGTGACCTCCGATGTCGGTTTTTCTTTTCTTTTCAGTCCTATCCGCTCAAGGAATGACGGTGAGTTCAATGTCGTTTTGCCCCCGCTGTCCTGTGGTTCGCCTTTCCACCAATTTGAAATTTTTGCTCCTAGTCTTTGAAACGGATTCATTTATTTCTCACCGCCTTTCTTCATGTATTTTTCAAATTGCTCAAGCCATTCATTGACAGTTTCGTTCACATCCGGTCGGTACTCCTCTTTCATTGCGTGTTTCCATGCGTCGATGATAGCGTCAATCGGGTCGATTCGTTCTGTCGTGATGTCTTTGTCAATCTTTATTTCACCGTAGTTGTTCGAGATGGTCTTTGCGTTTGCAATCGACCAAACAAGTAGGCTGTCAACTGGAACAACTATCTTGTTTCCCTCTTTGCCGACTTCCATTCCCTCGATTTCCACATTGCCCGCAAGAATCTCAAGTCTGAAATCAACTGTCGCATCGTTCAACTCTTTTGCTGTCTGTGTGACAGAGATTGAATCGAATCCCATCGCCTCAAGGTCTGACAGGAACGCCGATGCATTGTGCGGGTCGTAACAAATCAACTGCGGTTTGAGGTTGTATTCTCTCACTAAATCCTCAAGATATTTTATGATGTATTTATAATCTGTCTTGATTCCTCCTAGTGTTTCCGTTACCGTCACAAGACCTTTTTCAATCCATACGTCATACGGTACTTTGTCGGTCTTGATGTGTTCATCCACTCTTGAGGATGGGATGAACGAATGTGTGTGAACAAAATATTTTTTCGTGTCCTCCACCATAAACGGAATCACGATTGCGATTGAGGTCAAATCTCCTCCGGATGACAAATCAACTCCGACATAGCATTTTGACCCTCTGAAATCCTTGAGTGATTTCAGAACGGCACACGCTTTCCATGATGCAATATCCTTGATGTACAATGAATTTGACCACTGCATCCACATGTTGAGCTGCTTGACAAGGAAATCTCTCAAGTCCTCACCGCCCATGTCACGGGCAGTGTGTGCAATCGGTATCAGATTTTCAAGTGCATCCCTGTCAAATTCAAGAATCGGGTTTGCTTTTATCCAATTTTCCGGCGTGTATCTGTCATCGTGTTCGTCCATCTGTGCGATATACACAAATTGACTGTCGTTCTCGAAAACGCCCTTGAGTAGATTGCAGCAATACTCATATAACTTGTAACACGGCGACTTGAGGTCGAATCCTGCTGTCGTGATGACCGAAATCAACGCCGACTTGAGTTTCTTGATACCACCCTCAAGCAACTTGTACATCTGATTTGTTTTGTGTGCGTGATACTCGTCGACAATTCCCAAATATGCACGATGTCCGTCAAGTGACTTTGTGTCTCCGGACAACGCTTTGATTTCCGAATGTGTCAGCAAACAGTCAATCGTGTGGTTGTGGTCGTGAACCTTGAACCACTCTGACAAATCCTCGTCGGAATTGATGAATTTTGCGACCTCGTCAAAAACAATGTTCGCTTGGTCTTGCTTTGTAGCCGTACAAAATATTTTTCCGTACTTGTACCCGTCAAAATTGCCGTAATAACACGCCAAAATACCATTGATGAACGATTTTCCGTTCTGTCGTCCTAATTGCACATAGGATGTTCTGAATCGTCTGTATGACTTTTCCTTTGTTCTCCATCCATTGAGTGACCCTAAAATGAAACACTGGAACGGATATGCCGTCACATGCTCATTTTCCTCGCCCTCTGCAATGGTCAATTCCTCTGCGAAATTGATGATTTCCTCTGACTTTTCAACGTCGAAATAGTATTTGTACGGTGCTGCTTTCGATTTTTCGATGTCGTCAAGATGCCTCTGACATGCAAGACGGACATATTCTCCGGCTGTTATCTTGCCCGATACGACATCAAGGGCGTATTGTGTGCAGCGGTCTTGTGTTTCTCCTGCTTTTGCCATGCCTTAATTTGCATATTTCGCAAATTTGTTCTCCGGCTTTTGCTGTTGTGGTTTCGGTACGACCAAACGGCAGCGGGATGAAACTGTCAGTCCGAAATCTGATGCTCCCTGCCTACACTGTTTCATGCAGCGGTCTTGAATAATCATGAGGCGTTCTCTTTCTCCGGAAACGACCTGTCTTGTACCGACCTGCACACGTTCTTTTTCGCCCGTGTCCGGATTTTCCCGCATCTCATAGACTGGAACATCCTCCATCAATGGAGTTGCTCTGATTTGCTCTGTGATTTCGATGTACTGCGTTTGTGCAATGAGTAGTCTTGCCAGTGCATCGCAATCAAGGTTTGAAATCAGTTTGATTTCGAGTAATTCTTTCGCAATCTTCCGGAACTGTTTCTTTTGTTCCGGTGTCAAATATGACGGAGGTCTCACTTTGTCGCATGGTGCTGTGACCTCGGCGTTTTTTCGTGCCTCAATCTCGGCTTTTGTTAGGTGTTTTCGCCCGTTCATCACAACCAAATCTGTGGGTTGTCTTTGTCCTGCCATGATGCAACAAACCTCCTTTCCGTCAGTATTTCAGTGCTTTTGTGTCACATTCTGACACCTCTTTCGGATATACCCATCTACTGAAATTCTCGTGGGGAGTTTTCTCCAAGGAAAAGAGGGGGTGCGACTAAAAACGAATCGCACAAAACTTTTTTATATCCCCCTGCCTCTCGAAAGTGGTACTCAATCAGTGACCTCAACTGTTTTTGTGTTGCTCTCATACTTGCTTTGCTCTGCTTATACAGAGCAGTGATTGTGTTGTGTGTCTTATGGTTGAGAGGTATGAGGTTGAACGGATTCAATCGCTGTTCCCAGTCGTCCTCAAGTTCAATGATATGGTGAACCGGATTGCATGTGAGCAACTCATGCTCGACATATAGTGCGTATATATCTACATTGTCATAGACCTCAATGATACGCTCCCGCATTGCCCGCCATTCCTTTGATACATAGAACTCTGCTGCTCTCTCGTCTCGCCGTGTGTTGTTGTATATCATGTGTCTCGACTGCTGCCGTTGCTCACACTCCTCGCACATCTTCATTGACTGCGGAATCAACTTCCCACACCTGCATGATTTCAATAGCATCTGTGTTCTCCTCTCTTGCTGTGTTCTCCTGCTGTGTTATCCACAAGAGGCGGGCAGTTATGCACATGACTGTGTATATCCCACCCGCATATAACAGGAGGGCAAACAGGCAAGAAAAAAGCGACTGCATATCTGCAATCGCTCGTCTCAACTGTTCACGCTAACATATTATCACGTTTATTTTGTCTTTTGTTCACCCACTTTTTACCCCTGTTTTCACCCTCATTTCACCCTGTTTTCACCCCGTTTCTATCATTTTCAATCGCTTTCGCCCCGAATAATTTGATTGACAGGCGTTGAATCATTACCCTGCACCACTTTTTCGGTGAGTTGCGTCCGCATCCTGTCTCCCTCACTATATCCTCGTATGTCTTGCCCTTTATATAGACCGCCTCAAGTGCATCGTATTTGTACCCCTCACCTGCTGCCTCTGCATCCTCTTTCAATGATGCAAGAGCCTTTTTCAGATGCTCGAATAGAATGATTGTCTCTGCCTTGCACTCTCTGATTGATTGGAGGAATGCTTTCTCTGCTGAAATGTTGTATTTGCCTATATCCGGCACTTGTGAGGTCTCCGACACCGCATCTTTGATATATCGTTCCATTTCACGATAATTCTCAAGATATAGCAAGGTTTTGCCAATGACAGTCTGCTCCTTTTCCTCTTTCATGCTTTTTCCTCGCTTTCTGCTTTCTTCTCATAGGCAGACCGTGCATTTTACGCCAGTTATTCGTGTTTTTGCGATTTTCCGCATCTCTCAAACTGCTCATTTTCAAAATTGCCGTTTTTGCCTGTTGCAAAGTCGTTCCTGTTCGCAATACTGCCTCAACGAACGCCTCTGCTGTTGTTTCAATCTTGATTTCCGGTTCTCTCGGTTTTTCCGGTTTCGTGACATCCGGATTTACGGTTGCTTTGTCTGCTGCCGTCTCAATAATGCCCGAAATCTCTTTTTCCGATTTTCCCATCGCCCGAAATCGGTCAATTATGCCTTTTAAGATTCCCATATTATCACAACCCTCCTTTTCGCTTACATAAAAGGCAAATCGCCGTCGATGTCGTCCGGAATGTTCATAAATCCGTCTCCTGCGTCTGTATATCCGGCGTTTTCTGCCTGTTCTCCTGCTGCTTTCTTACTTTCTGCAAATTCCTGTTCCTCAATCACAACATCCGTCGTATATACCTTTTGCCCGTCTCTGTTGGTGTATGAACCCGTCTGAATCCTGCCAGTAATAACAATTTTTGTTCCCTGTTTCAGATATTTTTCCGCAAACTCGCCGTTTTTCCCAAATGCCACGCATGAGATAAAATCTGCCGACTGCTGCCCGTCTCTTGCACCTCTGCGGTCAACTGCCAGTGTATAACGTGCCACGCACATGGATTCCTGTGAACCGTTCTGCTGTGTATATCTTACATTCGGGTCTCTTGTGAGCCTACCCATCAATATGACTTTGTTCATTCTCTTTTTTTGTCCTTTCTTGAATCAATCTCTCGTATAAACGCAAATCATCCGGCGGGATGTCGAGATTCCAGTCTCTCGCAAATTCTATCCCGCCGATGAACGCCTCTTTTTCTCTATCAGTCATTTTCCCGCTGCATAACATATTCATTTTGCATTTTCTGCAATCTGACAAGTCCTTTTTTGAACTCAAGGTCATCACCATTCATGCACACATCGAATATTTTCTCATAGTCGACAATGTGTGTCTTGATGAACTCTGCCTCTGCTGCCGTCCTGCTCTCATTGATGAACATTCCCTTGACTGCCTCTTTTATCATTTCACAATGGGTCTGTTCCTCCTCTGTCGTTGGAGGTGTGGTTGCAATCATTTTCTCATACGCATTGTCAATCGCTCCTGCAATGAGTTCTTTCCAACCCTTGCCCCGTTCTCCTAATAACTGACATTCAATATCCTCGAAACGGTTTCCTTGCCCTGCTGCCGTGATTCTGATGTCCTTTTTGCCCTTTGCTGCAATCAGAATCAAATCGTCGTCGTATGCCTCCATGTAATAGTCAAATTTCGCATCAAAATTCGCATTCGGATTGATGATAATTTCCGGTTGACTGCTGCCCTCTGTCTGAATGCTCACACCGATGTATTTCGCATCTGTTGCCTTTGCATTGATAAATATTGCTTTTAATTCGCTTTTGTTCATGCTGCTCCTCCATTCACTAATCTGTTGAGTAACTGTTCATACATGGTCTTGTATGTGTCTCTTTCTGTCTGTAATCTGATTGTGTCCTCTGTCTTTTCCGTGTTTGCAATCTTCTTGTTTTCCTCAACATAGACTGCTGCATCCTGTTCAATCTCTGCGATTGCGTCCTCATGCTCCTGCTGCAACATCTCAATTTCTTTCTTGAGACTGTCGATTTCCTCCTGCTGTTCTTTGATTGTCTCATTGTATTTCTTTGAGGTTTTCATGTTGCCGTCAAGCTGCAAGGAAATCATGAGAGCAATGTCGATGTTCTCCATTTCCTTGTCCGTACACTCTCCGATGTATGTTCCTACACGCTCCGTTGATACCGAATAGACCTGCTCACACAATACCGTGCTGATTCTCCCTGTTGACCTCACTGTCACATGTGTCGGGAGGTCTGTTTTCGGTTGTGTCGTCATATATACGATTTCAATAACATTGCTGTTCTCATTGTTCTTGTTATTGCTCACAACTACCGCCGGACGGTCGGAGTGCTGTTCGCTCCCGTTGTATGATGCCCCCCCTCTGCTGATATAGAACATTTCGCCTCTTTTGATGTCATTCATTGATTTTTACCTCCTGCATTCGATATTTTCATTTTCTGAAATCGTTTCATTGTCAACGATATACTTTGCAAGTTCTCTTTCGTCCATCAAATTATCACAGGTGTTCTCTGTTGCGATGATTTTTCCTAATTGCCCGAACCCGATTGCAATGTCGCATCGTATTCCGTCCATTGTGTAGTTTTCCGGAACATACTTGATAACCATTGATTCAGTCACAACCTGTGCTTTTGATGTGTGCAAATCTGCAATAACCGGAGTGCAATCCCTTAATATCATATAGAGCCACTCCGCTCTCTTTCTTGCCTCGTCTTTTGTCTTTGTTCTGACATATACTGTTTTCACTTATTTCCTCCAATTCTTCAATCTGTATTTGATGATATATACAATCTGCATCAAATACGGGTGTCTCTGTTTATAACTCATTCTGTCTCCTCTATGCCTCGCCTAAACCGATAACGCACCAACCGTCTGACAGTCCACTGCATGTGATGTCATCATCTTTGCAGGTGATTCTCATGTCTGCCGTCTCTCCGGTCGCTTTACCTGCTGCAAATACTACTAATTTGACGACATTTCCGACCTTGAATCCGTCGTCTTTTGTTATCATGTACGGTTTTCTATATTCTCCCGTGTATTCCTCGAATTTGTCCTGTGACACTCTGATTGTCTTTATTTCCTCCGGTGCTGTTGACGGGAGTTTCTGCATCTTCTCCTCCTGCTCCATCTCACGGAGTTTTTTCTTTGTCTCACGGTCGATTGCATCCTGTTCCTCTGAATATCTCTGCTCGTCGGTCTTGTGTGCCTCTGTACGGTTCTTGTACTGGTCGCATGATGTACATGTTCCTGTTTTGACGTTGCATGTCTCATATTCGGTGCAGGAATAACATATTGATGTGATTCCCTCCGGATGCGGTGTCTCATATTCGTCGCCCGCTCTCACTTCCGGCGGGTTCATGCCGATTTCTGTCTCTGTGTCGGATTCTGACACCTGCTGCCCTGCTGCCTTTTCTGCTTTCATGTCTTTCACATCTTTGTGTGTGAGTTCTCCGGTCTCTGTGAATTTTCCCAGTGCCTCCCGCTGCTCGTCTGCTGTCATACCGCTCAATTCATAAGCTGCGGAAAATGTGAGGCGTTCTCCCTTGAGTTCCTCTTTCCATTCCGGAATCAGATTGTTGTTGACTGCCTCAATTTGTGCAATCTTTGTTTTGCTCACATGCAGCATTGAGGAAATCACATCCCTCAATCGTCCGGATTGCAGGTCATATCCCTTGATTTTCTTTCCCGCTGCTTTCATGCGTTCAAGAGATGCCTTGAGGCGTGTTTCCTCCTCAATCATGTCGGAGGTTGTCTTTGTACGGTATGCGTTCGCAATAATGATTTCAACCTGCTCCTCGTCGTTATCCTGTGGCGTTGTCAATTTACTGGTTGCAAGTTCAAATTCTTTATATCCCTTTGATACAAGGTACTTGAGAGCCTCCCATCGTCTTTCACCTGCAACGATTCTATATTCGCCCTTTTCGCACGGTGCATATACAAGTTCAAGGTTCTGTTTCAATCCGTACATGAGGATGTCTCCTGCCAGTTCCTCGACCTGTTCCACACTGTAAAAATTCATATCATTCCGGTACATCTTGAAAATTGAAATGTCCTTTGTCCGGAATCTCGCTCTCGGAGATTCATCAATCCCCGCTTTGCTGTTCTTGTTGAGTGCGTCTTTCACGCTGAATCCTGCTGCCATCTGTTCAACCTCCTGTTATTACTCTGTGAGTTTCTGTTTCTTTGTCTCTGTACGCTCGACATTGATTTCACCCTTTGCATTCTGTGAAATTGATGCTTTGACCCCCCCTCGGAGGTTCAATGTGACTTTTGCAAGTCCTCCGGTGTAAATCTCCTCGACTGCTGCCTTTAAGATGTTGACAATGCCCTCACCGCATCTCTTGTCCGGTGCTGCGTTCTCTCCAAACAAGGCAGACACATTCATCATTGCCTTTTCTTTCCTCTGTTTCTCTTTCTGATACTCGACCGCCTCGGTGCAGTTACATGTCATTGTTGCCTGTTCCTCTGCTTGTGCTGCTGTCAGTTCTTCGTCTGCCTCAATCTGCGTCATTTGACCGCAGAATCTGCATTTTGCTGTTTTTACGATGTTTCCCATGTGCTTTCCTCCTTTTTACTCGACAAATTGTTCGGCTTTGAATCTGTCTCCCATATCCATGAAATAATTGTATAAAAAATCTTTCTGATGTTTTGTCAGTGCTTTCATGTTTGTCACTATATATCCGGCATATCCGGACGGATTGTGAATCAGACAATACCCTTTGACCTCTGAAAGAAAATCACGCATGAGGTGTCCGATTTCATTGTCTCCGGATTCTTTCACCCATTTCCAATACTCATCCGTGAACCCTTTTCTTTCGCATATCTGTTCCGCTGATTCTTCATGCGTTCCGAACGGTGATTCCGTGAAAACGCCTGTCGGAGACAACCACCCGAACTCTTTCGTCTCGGTTTTCTGCTGTTCCTGCTCTTTTTGTGCTTGATTTGGCATTATTCCATTTTCAAAATCATTGAGGTGTTTTCTGAACTTTTCCATGTTCAACTCTCTCGCTGTGATTCCCTCATAATTCAACGGTTCGCCGTTTTCTCCGTTCTTCAGCATGAGCATCCTGCATGTTCCCCATTCCATTTCCGAAAATCCCAGTTCATAACATTCCATCACATAATACATTCCGATTCTTAAATCCGGATTTCTCTGCACCTCTATCATGTCAATAAAGTTTTTGTTTCCCAGTGCATCCCATACAATGTGAAAATAATATGCAAAACCTTTTTCAAAGGACTTGCATTTTCCCGAACCGTCAAGCATGATGCAGGTATCGCACCCGCCTCCGCTTATATGGTGTTTACAGGAGGCGTTGTTGCAGGTGATTTTCCTCTTTCCCACATTTACCCCTCCATTTCCTTGAGTAACTCATGTACAACGCACCTGTAATCTTGAGACACGATTCCACGTTTTGAAAATTTCGGGAGTGGTATCATTGCCGTTGTTGATTTCTCCGCAACGATAGAACGGCGAACCGGAGTGACAAACATGTCAAATCCGGAATCTGCTTTCAACCATTCCTCAACCTCAAGAGAGGTCTTGTTTTTCTGTCGCATTGTCATGAGTGCCTTGATTCTCAAGTCCGGATTGATGTCTCTCAAGTCCTCAATCTGCTCCTCAAGGTTCTGCAATGCCTCGATTTCATATCCCCCTACCTTTACCGGAGCAATAATGAGTTCTGCTGCAATCAGAATGTTAATGACTACCATGTCAAGCAATCGCCCGCAGTCACAAACACAATAATCATATGCACCGGAGACCTCCTCCAACGCCTCACGCAATCGTGTGACTTGATTGTCCTCTGACTTGAGCAGCAAATTCATGTCCGTTTTCATGAGATAGCCATTCGCCGGAATAATGTCAACGTGTGAATACTCCGTCGGGCGAATTAAGTCTCCTGTTTTATATATGCCTCCGACGCACTCATGTTTCTCAAGCAGTTCGCTCATGCCTATCCCGTCCGGTTCGTACACTCCGAACGTCTTTGATGTATCTCCCTGCGGGTCTCCATCTAACACAAGCACTCTTTTTCCCTGTTCCTCGCCTAACATATAGGCGATTGAATCGGATGTTGTTGTTTTCCCGATTCCTCCTTTTGGTGACATTACTGCAATAATTTTCATGTCTTTTCCTCCTGTTATTGTCCTGTTATAGATAAATTGTGTAATACAGTTTCATTTGCAAATCTTGAAATCTAAAATCCGGCGTTTCGTCCGGTTTTAATGGCGACATGAGATTCAATTCTTTCCACTTGCGATGTGTAATCTCCGGAACTGCACTGAATTTTATGACCTTGTCATTTTTGTATTGCTCATATAGTTTGCAATTTGTATGGCCGACCTCCGGTGCAAATAATGCAAGATACCCGACGAATATTTCCTCGTCGCCTTTGAATATCCGGAGCATGTTTGTACTCTCCAATGTGTCAATCAATTCCTCAAGCGTCATGGCCTGCCTCCTTTGACTTTTCCATCCTTGAGGATGCTGTTGTTTGGGATGCTCATTGTTATATTTCTTAATGCCTCTCTGTTTTTCAATGGTATGACAATTTCAATATCTCCCATTTTGTGATTCATCAATTCGCAGTATTCCTCTATAACTTTGATTGCCTCCTCTGCTGAATAGCAGGTTGCAACAAAATGTCCTGCTGCTGCCATGTCTGCAAGGAACTCTTTTTGTGTGTCCTGCTGCCTGTTGTTGCCGTATTTCATTTCGATAAACAATCCGCAGTAAATCCCTTTCGGATACGGGAGACACAAATCAGAAACGCCCGCCTTGACACCCATCTGTTTGAATTTGACTGCCTCCTGCTTGTTTCTGCTGCCTCCGTTCGGTACATGGAACAACCATCTCAATTCCGGATAACGGTTCACGTTCCAATTCGCCCACGACACGACGTTGATTTGCTCTGTATCCTCACTTCTCATTGCGTATTTCATATTCATCTGCATTTACCTCTCTTTTGCATATTTCGTAATATTCACATGTCAGACATAAATGTCTGCAATCCTTGGCCTTGAGCATATGTCCGAGTCTCTCTACGGCTTCTCTCATTTTCGTTTGTCCTGCTCCTCCATTTCTAAAATCATGTAGGCGTGAATGAAAATGCTCTTGTGTTTCCTGCCGAACTGGTCTTTTGCCGGAGGCACTTCATGCATATTCTCAATCGTTCTCTTTGCCTCCCACCATCGGCGTGTCTTTCCTTCTCTTGAAATCGGCTTGAAATATACCTTG